ATCTCATCTTGTCTGAACAACAAGCAGTTGACTGAAAAGTCTCCTGAAATTGTTTCCAAATCCATCGGTAAGGCTGCCGTGGAGTTGGTATACGAAGCCAAAACTTCCTCATCTGAGATTCTGACAGAAATGTCTAATCTCATTGAGAAATTTTCCAAACATTCCCAATCTGAGATTGTGACAGAAATGTCAAATCCAGAAGAGGAATATCCCAAAATATCTCCATCCGAGATTGTGACAGAAATGTCAAATCTTGAAGAGAAATTTTCTAAGTCCGTTGTTACTATTCAGACAGAAATGTCTAATAATATCAACGATGAGCCACCTGTGACTTCTTCCCATTCGGAAGGTCCAGGATTTCAAGATGATTCTACATTTTGCGATTGTGATAATTGCAAAAATTGCGCTGAACAAGTGCTAGTATCCTCTTCTTACCATCCGTTTAACGCTGAAGCTAACGCAGAAGCCAAAACGTTTTTAGCTGAATTTGAGACTATGAAATCCAATGACCGAAAGGTTTTTATGGATTCTATTCTTAAATTCACTCAATTGCGTTCTGGCCCGGTCACTTTCATTGACGAAGATGAACTATCTTCCGATGATGATGATCATTTTACTTCACAGTTAAACGCGTGGGGTGCCATTAAAACTGCATATCCCCTCTCTGAGCACTGTCCTTTCAGTTCCAAATCTGGAATTCGAAACTGTTGCCAAGAGCATGCAAGTATTGATGTGTACACGAGTAAACATCCAGTTTACAATTTTATAATCGAATATCGAATTTCGAATTATAATCAATGCGATATCACAAATTGTGAATTTTGTTCGGTTATTAAGAACAAAATAACCATTAGCCCTCAGATGATGAGAGCAATGGCAAGCGCAGCCATCTCACCCAATGCAGCCGCAATGATGTTTGATGAAGAGCCCCTCGATTCTATTTTGAAAGCACGAGGCGCTACACACTTTTTCCGATCGTTGTTAGTGTACGATCCTTATTATGATCCCATTGTGGGTGATGATGAGGGTCAACCCGAGCAACCTCAGATCATGGGTGAAGGGAATTCGGCTGCTACAGCTATACTGCAAGTATGGCGTACCATCCATGAGTATTCCCAGAAGTTCAAGAACTTTGTTCTTTCGAACTCAACCTTACTCACTATGGCCGCAATAGTCCTTTCTTTGTGGGCTTTATCTAAAGCCACTATAGATGGGGTCTCAGCACTGAGAATCCTAATTGCGGCTAGTAAGTTACTTATCCAATGTGGAGTAAGTATTTTTTCTCGTATCTTAAAAACTGCGAGCGTACTCTTAAGTTACCTATCGGAACGACTGATCCAGAATCCCAATGTTTCGGGTGGTAGTAAAAAGAGTGGCGTTAAAATATTCCCACAAAGTGGTCCTGACAAACCTGATGGCATGTGTGCTATTTTTGCCACCATTTTGATGATGTCAATCCCTTCTTCGAGGGATTCGATGTCTTCAATAATGTTGGCAATATCGCGCTCAAGTAGTCTGGCTAACGGACTTAAAACCGCTAAAAATGGTTTACTATGGGTTAGTACTTATTTGCCTGCTGAAATACAAGCATTTTTGTTACTTGACATGAAGGTCGATTTGAATTTGACCATTTATGAAGAGTATAAAGATTTGCTGTTTACAGCTAATAATTACAATTGTATCTATAAACAAGATGGACCATCTAGTCTTAAAGATATGAATTTTTGTGTTGAAACACACAAAACGTATGCGGCTTTAAAAACTCACCGCGCTTTTGCTCTTGCAGAATCGCCTAGGGATAGTATCAATCGATATCTCGTTCAAAACGTTATTCGAGAGATGGAAACCTATATTGGTGAAGTTATTGAAGTCGTCAAACGAGGAGGAGCTCGCCAACCACCAGTTGGCGTTTATATATGGGGCGCACCAGGAATTGGTAAGTCTTCAATTATAAACAGCATGGCTGCTTCCTTATACCCAGATAAACATGCTAATAGTAGAGCCTACGGGCGAAATTATTCGGATGCTTTCTGGTCCAAGTATTATGGACAACCTGTTGTATATATCGACGATTACGGTACAGCTACTGGAGAAGTAGCAGGAGCGTTAACGTGCGAAATTATGCAACTCATCTCAAGTGTACCTTACGGGTTGAATATGGCCAGTGTTGCTGAGAAGGGAATGCCCTTCACATCAGAAGTAGTTATTTGTACTTCAAACACGCCCATATCATCACCTCACAAGGGTATTAGCGATCAATCAGCGTTCCGACGCAGATTTTTGTCTTTTCATGCCACCGTTCGAGAAGAATTTCTTTTAGACGGTGTTTTGAATAAAACAAAACTAGCTTCCTTGGATGTTGCCGATCAGGCATCTTGTCCTCACCTTCGGTTTGCAATGTTTGAACAACGCATTGAAAACAAAACCAATAACTATGTTATGTGTGCAACCTCTGACAATGACCTTTTTCTAAAGGACGTTGTTTTGATGGTATACGCGCAGCGCCAGCTAGCTGCTGAGTTTAAGGAAGGTTTGCTACAAGCTAATGAGCTTTTTGCTAATCAAGTTGTAGCTTCAATTCAAGCTCTGCAAAATGCAGCGCCTGAAGCTAAGAACGCAGTCGAGATCGAACCGCAAGCTGAAAGACCATCACCATTTCCATCCCTTAATGGGTTATCTGGTGGTAAGAATGCACGAGCGAGACGAATTATTGATCGCGCTGAGAAAGAAGCGAAACAAGCGGGAGATGCAAAAAGTCCTCAAGTGACAGTAAAAGTGGAAACTAAAAGCCCTGCAGTTGATTATGCAAGGAGTTATGCATCCATGTTACCAGGACTCAAACATCTCAGCCCGTTGTTGCAAAAGCAAACAATGGCTAGCTCCTCATCTGATACAACAGCTGATATTAAAACAGTTGAAGAACAACCTCCCGTTCGTGTTGGTGGTTCTTTGCCTGGTGATTCAAGTTCATCTGATGATGAAGAGCTTTATGCTGAACCCAAACTATCCCTTAATAGTGAAAGCTATTTTGGTTGCCCTATGAATATGAATAGAGCAAGAGATATTTTGTATCATAACCCTATCCCAGCGCCACCCGCAAATGACCCGGATCTAACCAGAGCCGCAGCTATTCGCGAGTACTTTTCACGTAAAGTGGAAAGCGTAAAACGTAGTGTTCTAGAAATCAAAGTACCAGAGTTTTATGGTGCCAAAGATTATGTCAATCAATTACCATTGATGGCAAAAATTTTAGGCGCCCTAGCTACTGTTACTACTGTTGGTTACGGAATATATCGGTTTACTCGGCCCGTTGGCGAAGACGTTGAATCAGATGATGATGAAGACTTTGTTGAACACATGTCTCAATCGAAATCTAAACAACGCAATCGTCATGGGCGGAATAAAGCCGTGCGTCGCGGAAAAGGTGATAATTGGTCAAACAATTATCATGATGATAGGCACACTACATCTTATTTAGGTAAAGGATCCCGCGGGATTTACTCCCAAATGGCTGCTGCCGTTGGAGTGCCAGAAGCGGCGCAAAACGAAGCAGAAATGGCTAAACAAAAAGCCATGTATTCCAATATCTATAATAACACGGTGTCTTTGCACTCAGTAAATGGGAACCTAAATGGTTTCATTATTGAGGGCAATATCATGATAACCAATTTGCACTTCTTTAGAAAGAAGAAACCAGATGGATCTGGTGTCCAATTTCTAGATGAAGCTGACGAATTTACCGTTAGAATCCAGAATTCAGCCTATATCCAGCATTTCGCTAGAGCTAGGTTGGTAACGATGGAATCTGATGATAGTCTACGACCGGACTTGGTTGCTTATCGACTATCTAGTTCAGTACCAACTAAGCCAAGTATGGTTAAATACTTTGCTTCTAATAGAGATATTAGTAAGTTGAAGAATTGTGATGAAGCATATTTTTTGCGACCCAATTCTGATCCTGAAATGCGTCTCACGCGAATTAACCAACTCCAGCACCAATTGCGAAGAGAAGAATGGTCTTCATTTGTGGATGAACCAGCCGACACTTATGTTAGCGAGTATTTTACATATGAAGCCAAAGCTCAAGGCGATTGTGGCGCGTTGGTTATCTTGCCAGTTCCCGGCCCAGGGAAAATTATATCTATGCATATTGCGGCGAGGAAAGAAAATTCCTCTATTCGCGGTATGGGTTTGATATTGTCTGCTGAAATTATTCAGGAGATTTTATTGAAAAGTTATAATCCCGAAGCCAAAATCCAATGCCAGAGTTTTAGATTTCCTTGTGCAATTGAGGAAACGAGCTATGCGCCCCAGCTTGACGGCAATTTTGACTACATAGGCAAAATTATGGGAAGTTGTGGTGGGCTTGCAACAGAGACTAAGTTAGTGCCAAGTGCAATAACTGACTCTCCATTGCTTGCTGGTGTCGAGTATGAACCAGCGGTCCTTGGAAATAAAGATCCAAGGAGCCAAGGTTACTCGACAATCGATCTTATTTGTAAGGAGGTCTCGCGTGGTGGAAAACCCATTAGAGACTTTCCTCAGCGAATGGTTGATATGGCCATTGAAGATATGATTGACGTTATGGAAAATCACCCAACAACAGTTGAGGCAAGAAGCCTAACGATCGATGAAATCATCAATGGAGGAGAAGCTTACCAGCACCTCTCCCCTATGGCTATGTCAACATCTGAAGGATTTCCCTACGTTTTGCTTAGACCATTTGGTCAAAAGGGCAAGCGTTGGGCTTTTTCAGAGGTTACTTTGGAGGAACCAATACGGAAATGCACATCCAAGGTGGTTATGAATGACTATGAAGAGTATGACAAACTCTTAAGGTCTGGTACTAGAGCACCTTTTGTTTATACTTACTCGTTGAAAGACGAAGTTAGATCGAAAGCAAAAGTTGAAAAGCTTGAAACCAGAGTTATATGTTGTTCGCCACTTGTGGCAACTATGCTAATGCGAAAGTATTTTGGAGCTTATATGAGCCATTTTCAAAGCTCATATCCAAATACATATTCAGCTATTGGTATGAATGTGTTTTCACCGGACTGGGATCATATGGTTAAAACCCTAATGAGAACCTCCTCGCATGGTTTCGATGGTGACTATCAAAATTTGAAAGTTACTATTCGGCGCAAATTGCGGAAGCCATCTTTGAAGTTATCGAAGCTTGGTACCAAAAGCATGGCACTCATGACTCTAGCGAGACACTAGCAAGATATACCCTAATTATGACTACAGTACATACTATAGTTAAAGTGGGGCCTTATCTCTACTGGAAGCACCATAACAATCCATCCGGAATGTTTTTAACTGGCCTTGTAAACACGCATACTAATGCATTGTTTATGAGAGTAGTTTGGTTGCTCCTGGCTGACATGTTATGCCTGAATGAGTATTCTAGTCTCAGTGTATTTCGCAGACTTGTTTCTGAGAAGTACTATGGAGATGATAATATTCTTGCCGTTCATCAAACAGTTAAGAGCTGGTTCAATGCTCTAACTGTTGGAACTTGTCTTGGTGAATACGGAATCACATATACACCAGCTGAAAAAGGAGACATTCTCTCCTCTAAGTTGGTGCCCATTTGTGATCTTAGTTTTCTCAAGATGACAACTATCTGCCCAAGTTTACCGCCTATTCCTAGTGTACAATTCTATGGTGTAACCGAACATAAAAATGTTCTTAAATCACTAAAGTATGTCTCGCGCGAGTTAGACGTTTTCGAGGCAACTGAAGTTAATTGCAATGATGCTTTGAGACGAACTTTTACTAAGGGAGAAAAACCTTTTAATGAGTTCCGTCGTCAAATATCAGATGCTTTAAAAGCAGTTGGTAGTACTTTTCCATTGATAAGTTATGCCGGTTGCATGACTCTTTGGATTGAAGGAAACCTTGACATTTTTGCCGAGGGACCTTCAGCCACCCATTCAATTTTTGATAGGTTTAATTACATTGCCCCAAGGACAGTGCACTCAAATCAATTAAAAGGAAACTGGGGGGTAACTAACAAGATACTATTTAGAGACTCAAAAGTTAAAATTGTTTCTCAAATGATGTCTTCTAGTGACTCAATTGTTTCTGATGTTACACCTGTTACAATACAGGATAGTGTAGCTCAAGTAACAATAGCCCCAGCCGAAGTTAAACAAGATATGCCAAATAGGCCTGATTTGTATAAATCAGCTCGTGACTGTATCAAGCGTTATGCTCCCACCAGGAAGCCCTCAGCAATAACCTACTTTTCTAGGCCTGTTGCCGCGGATTACGCAATTCATACAGTACCAGAGGATCTTGCCTTACAATCGGCTCCTTTGGTTTGGTGGTCTGCACCTTTCAGAGTCTATAAGGGTTCGACGCGATTTCAAGTTGCTGCGAACACTGACGTTGCTTGCACTTATTCTAATGATCCGTTTAATACGGCGTTATTAGTGCAAAGAATGTACGATGGCACTGAGTGTTTGACTGGTATGGGACCTATGGCAGTTGGGCGAAGAGATATCGGATTATTGGGAATTCAAGTACCTTATATTAGTCCGTTTCATTTGCTCAAATTACCAAAAGGACCTGCTGACCTTGATCAAAAACAAGTGCAGTATTATTCCTCAGGATCCGTTAGTTTTTTCAACTCGGGTGCTGTGGATGCTTTTGGTAGAACGTGGACAGCCGCTGGAGACGATATGAGATTTTCTTATCTCTATCAAGTTCCGGCTATTCGCGTCTCGGCATTTCCCATTACACCTCATGGTACTGGTGAAGTTTTCGAAGTACCTGAAACAATTATATTGTCTAATGTCATGGCGACTGAAAAGTTTCCTTTTGATCAACAATTTCTTGTTTCACATACTTTGCAAGCTGACCCATTGGTTGGAAATACCATACCATCTAGCATCACGCTTATTTCGAGTGAGATGACTAATGATGAGCTGCGACTTATCGGAATCCCGATTGGTCGCACTCAGCTAAGAGAAACCCAATTGGGTTCAAGTTATGCGATTGATATTGATTTATCAAATTGCGTGACAACTTTTAGTTCGGCAATGATGGATGTCTACCGTGAAGGGAAAGTCGTTCCCAAAATCGGATTCATTCATGCTATTGCTCAAGGGAATGAGACGAGAGTTTCTGATTCCAAAGGGAAAGTCTATCGAGTCGCAGACTCATGGCTTTTTCCTAAAGAAAATTTACTTTCGAAGAATTTCCGAGCAGCATTAGCCCTACCTGAAGGCAAGTTGGCAGTGCCAGCTATTCAGACAACAACACAATTTGTGTTGGAGTCAGGACCGCCTAAGGAAATTAGGGGTGTCAATTTCGTTGAGATGGACTCAGACTCACAAGTCTGTAGTTACTATCCACCGAGTGTAGTCACCATTATACCACAAATGTTGCGCTCAAACCTAGACAGTAAGGTTGGCGTCTCGTTTGCGGATACCACAGCAGCACCTGACAGTGTTGGTGGTCGGGGTTCATCCATTATTATCGATCATAAGAGCGATGATATGAATGAGGTGCCGATTAATTTTGCTAGCATAGTAGATAGGTATCAATGGGTTAAAACCATTACCTGGACTACTACACAGCAAACAAATTCCATCTTAGGTTCGTTTCGCATTCCATGGGGACTTCTCTCCAGTGCGACTAACCAATCCTCCTTTAAATCTTTCGTTTATTGGAAGGGAAAAGTTAGAGTTAAGATACAATTACAATCAAATATGTTCCAACAAGGAGCTATTATTGCGTATTTTGTACCCTTAACGGATCAAGATGAAATCAACCGTCATATAGTTAGTGATCGCACTTCTCAATCAGTGTGTCCTCATGTGTTCTTAACCGCTGGTTCCTCAAGAAATGCGACATTGGATATTCCATTTGTACATTTCTTGAAGAGACTCGATTTAGGACAAGAGGAAACACCGAATTTTGATTTGGGAACTCTAGTTATTTCGGTTTTCAACCCTTTGCACACAGGTGAAGCTGCAGAGGGACACGCTCTCAATTGTAAAATTGGAGTGTTTGGTTCTTTTCCTGAGTCCAACTTTCAAGTGTTGGATCCAACTGGAGGGGTGTCAATTGTACCACAAGGAGCCTTTTCTTCAAAGGTCACTCATGTGAGCAATAACATCTCAAATGTTGCTGATAGCACAGTTGATTTTAAGAACCGCCAGACAGACAATATGGAAGGCGGGGCTAAGAATTCAACAGCTGTTTCAGGTATGGATAAACCAAACGTTGGTGTGAACACTCTTCAGGTTGTCCGGAAGAAGTACCCCGATTTTGCCAATGCTAGCAACATTGAACAAAACCAGGTTTTGGCGCTTTATCCAGGACGTAGTCAACTTATGACACCTGATGAGGTAGGTAGTACGGAGGACGAAATGTGCTTCGAGTACCTACGTGTACGCACCAAGAGCTTTCTCACCACTCTTGAATGGAAGAGTTCCGATGACACAGGAACTACTCTCTTCTTTGGTGAACTAACGCCGTGCCCAGGAGTAATCACTTCTGGTGCTGGCTCAGTTTACCAACCCACATTGCTGGAATACTCAACCTTACCATTCTCCCTCTGGAGAGGTGGTTTGCGGTTGACAGTACAGATTGTGGGTTCAAAAGTACACTCTGGCAGAATTGTCGTATGCACGCATTATGGACGTACCTCAGCTTCGATACCCTTCGAGCAGGCTATGTCCCAATATGCGCACGTTTTCGATTTTTCTGCGGAGAAGAATACTTTTGAAGTCGACTTCCCTTGGCGCTCATCACGCCAAATGTTGAGAGTCCCGTGTGGGACATTTGATGATCTCTCCGATTTCTCGATGGGTGAGTTCTCAATACGTGTTATTAATCCGCTCCAAGTTATGGACTCAGTGGCATCCTTCGTGCAGATCAATTTATATTGGTCTGCTTGTGAGGATTTCACTGCAGATTTTCTTGGGGCTAATACTATAGATTTGGCACCTGTAGTATATCGAGATTTTTAGTCACCACCGGTGTGGGAATTCGGTGGAAACGTAGTTTAATAATTATTTTATAGTTTTGTTTAGTTTTGTAAATTTTATAAATAGATCACATATTTGCAGTAGATTATTAGATGGTTTAAAATCCAAAAGGAG